GATAGTAACTTATGAAACTTTTGAACATCCAACAGGTACTGAAGAAGTAGCAGTTCTTCATAATGAAGATGGTTCTTATACTTCTATGCTTAAATCAACTTATGACGAAATGATAGCGGCACAATCCACCCCGAATGTAACTGAGGATGAGTAAACAGCCCTGGCTGTGTGCAGCTGGTAAACAGTTAAGGGATCAAATTGATACCTGGTATCCAGATCGCCGCACTACCAGCGATGGGTGGGTGGGTGATGCTCGTCATTCCACCACAAAATCGGATCATAATCCAGACAAATCTGGGTGCGTCCGAGCCATTGATGTTGATTCTCGCTTGGATTCATCCGAACAGCTCTCGATATATCTGGCTGACCAAATCAGGGTATGCGCTAAAACCGATAAGCGCTTATCTTACATAATCCATAATGGCTTTATTGCATCAAGAATTATGGGATTCAAGTGGCGTAGATATCGTGGCATCAACCCACATAAGAAGCACATACATATTAGCTTTACAAAGTTAGGCGACAAAGATAGCAAGCCGTTTGACATACCACTACTAGGGGGCAAAATATGAAGATAACCAAAAAGCAAAAAGCCATACTAAAATCTTACGCACGTGGGGTATTGGTATCGTTCTTAACATTTTTAGCAAGTAATGAATTAGGTTTAGACCCAGCACTGTCTGTAGTAGTTGCAGCATTGGCTGGTCCAGCAGCTAGGGCTTTAGATAAATCCGATACAGCTTATGGCATCGGTGCAGATGCGAAATGACAGCGGGAGATTGGGCTGGCTTTGGCGCTGGCGTTATCGCCGTGCTATCAGGCGGTCTCATAGGGCTTCGCTTCTTAGTTAAAGGCTGGCTAAACGAACTTCGCCCGAATAGTGGCAGCTCGATAAAAGATGCCATTGACAGGATTGACGAAAGAAGTAGTCGGCTAGAACAGCGTGTTGATGATCTATTTGTTTTGATTAGTAAGTCATAATTTTAATATGGCAACTACACGTAAACGCAAGAAGATTAATAGGCGCAGGGTGCGTAAATCACCAGAGCCATTAACTAAGCTTGATCAGTTTTATATTGCCAAACATGAGATATTCAAAGCTGCTCGCAGGGCTGGCTTTAGTGAATCTGTAGCTCTATATCTTATGGACAGCGATCATATGCCAGATTGGATAGTCGGAGATGGCGGCATAATCCCCAGCATACCAACTCCAGATGAGGAAGAAGATTAAGCGCATAGCGTTTGTGTCTGACCTGCAAGTCCCTTTTTTTAATGAGAAGTCTGTAAAATCCGTTGGCCGTTTTTTGGCTAAATGGAAACCGCATCGTACTATTTGTATTGGTGATGAAATTGATCTACCACAGCTAGGTGGTTTTAATGCTGGCACTATCGATGAGATGGTCGGCAACATAAATGACGATAGAAAACAAACACAAGAAGTATTAACTTACCTGGGTGTAACCGATGTACTGGGTAGTAATCATGGAATCAGATTGTATCGATCTATTAAAAAGAGATTACCTAGCTTCTTAAATCTGCCAGAGATGCAGTATGAACGATTCATGGGTTACGACAAATTAGGTATCAAATTTAGCCCATACGGAATTGACTGGGCGCCAGGCTGGACAGCGGTGCATGGTGATGCCTTTCCACTTTCACAAATTCCAGGACAAACGGCCTTAAACGGGGCTAGAAGGCTTGGTAAGAGCGTGGTGTGTGGGCATACCCATAGACTAGGCCAAGCGGCCTTTACAGAGGCTTCTAGAGGCCAATTAGGGCGTACTGTGTGGGGTTATGAAGTCGGAAATCTCGTCGATTTGAGCAGTTCTGGAATGGCCTATACCAGGGGCTATGCAAACTGGCAACAAGGCTTTGCCGTCGCCTACGTGCATGAGCGTAAGGTCCAGGTAATAACCATACCTATTAACGCCGATGGCAGCTTTATATTCGAGGGCAAACTCTACAAATAACGTTATCAAATCGTTATCAAATATAACCCATAAATCATCCACAAAGTCATACACAGGTGCCACACTATTTCCATGCCACAAAGCGTGGTATAGAAAGTAGGGCTACATGAGTTTTGAAAATGCTGTTTATTTATGTATAGGGATTATTACCCTGTATTGGTTTGTGGCTTTGAAGGTTGAAGATCGCAAGCAAACGCATTACTGGCGAGGTCGTAAAGATGGCTGGGATATGCACAGAAGAATGATTCAAAGAAAAACCGACCAGGTGTTTGATTATGACAAGAACTGAAAAACTGTTTGAAGATGCGATCACACTCATACACGAAAGAGGGATGCATTACGGCCATCCAGCGATTCAAATGGATCGAATTGCCAAGTTATGGTCTGCGTATCTCAATTTCCCGATTACATCAAATCAAGTGGCAAGCTGTATGGCACTGCTCAAACTCAGTCGTAGTGTTGAAAGTCCAGAAATTGACGATCACTACAAGGACGCACTTGCATATATTGCCATATCGAAAACTTGTCATGAATTCATGCAAGATAAAGACTTTGAATGGGAGCACTAATAATGGCCTTTGATTTAAGTCAATATGAGACAGTTGAAGAACGTTTAGAGAAGTGGTGGAAAGATAATGAAGACGGATCTATACAAACAGAATTGGTACATCGCCCAAATGGTGATCCAAATGAATTTGTGTTTGTGGCTCGCTTATACAGAACTACAGCTGATGCGATTCCAGTTGCGACTGGTTGGGCATCGGAGATACGTACTGGTTCGAGCTTTAATAAGTTTGCTTGTGAACTTGCAGAAAGTTCTGCAATCGGGCGTGCTTTGGCAAACTACATCTATTCGAAAAAAGGCGGACGCCCTAGTAGAACCGAGATGGAAAGAGTAAAAAACAGTGAAGAAAACAAAGTCATATATGGTCGGCCAGGCTCTAGGTCAGCTGCGGTTGAATCTGCGATACGTCAGGCTTTCAAGGCGGATGAAAGCAAAGCCACCGATCCTACGCCTGTATCGTGGAGTGTTGGTGATGTCGTTGATGTCGTTAATAGCGGAGAACCAAACCCGCCACCAGAGTGCGAGCACGGACACATCCTTAAAACAGGATTAACAAAAACAACCAACAAGCCTTATTACGGATATGTCTGTAAAGAAGGCGTCAAAGAACATGCACGCTGGGCTAAAGTTACAAGTGCTGGCGGCTGGTATTTCCCAGAGGATAAGGAGTAATTATGGGCTATATTGCTTTCATAAATGGCCGTGGCGTTCAAGTCGTTATGGATGATAACGGCGTACACCTAGAACCATCAATAATTAAATGTGAAGTCTGTGATGACGATAGAGTCTTTAAAGATGGCACATGCTTTAGATGTCATGAGTTGATTAATCGTGATTAGGTTCAAATGTAATGGCTGTAAACGCCCTACAGAATTTCTGTGGCTTGAAAGCATTGATTTAGGTGAGGGTTACAAAGCTTATCAATGCATGAGCTGTGGTTGTACTGGGGTGAAAAACGTGGCCGAAGCTTTGGATGTGCCTGATTCAGACATATCCAGATGTGATAAGTGTGGTATGTGGAAATTTATAGCCGTGGACTGCCACACTTGTTCACTTATTGGGGCTAAATGATTGATACCTACGCTTTAACATATGGAGAAGAAGCTTTATGTGCTGTTACAGGATATATGCGGCAGCGCAAGTTCTTAAACAAACCATACAAAAATGTCAATTATGTAGAGGGTGATATCTATGAGATGTGGCAACATTCAGTATGTGCTGGGGCAGAATTGGCCTTTGCTCGCATGATTGGCTTAACTAAATTTGAGCCGACTGTTGATACGTTCAAATCACAATTCGACATAGATGGCATATGTGAAGTCAGGTATAGCTTTAATAATAATTTAGGTTTGCGATTTACAGACCGAGATAATAAAGAAGCTAGATATGTACTAATGATGGATGGACTTAAGCATCGCACCAGGCGAGTTGCGCCAGAGTTCAAAGGTGAACCATACAGAGCTGTGGGCTGGATATGGGGCTATGAAGTAACTATCACAGAAAATGGCAGGGTAGATCAAATGTATTTACATCCTATGAGGAAGTTTAACTAATGCCTAACTATGAATACAGCTGCAGAGAATGCGGCACATATGGTTCAGTTTATCGAACCTATAAAGAAGATGATCCTGGGATGGATTGTCCTAAATGCAAGATCGCTATGAATCGTTTGTACTCAGCACCAGGATTAGTGTTTAAGGGTACAGGTTGGGGTAGTAAGCCGTGAATGGATTTGATGAGAATTGGATAGATACAGATGATTTTAGAATTTACGTTTTTGTCAAAATCCTTGCGTAACTTGACAAGGTGTGCTACCCTAAAAAAGCGTTCGATCTTAAATCGAAAAGCTGAGCCGCCCAAGGCCAGGCTCGGAAGGCGCAGAGTTTGGGCAGGCTCTATGCTAATTGCATTTAGTCTTTGCTTTTCAAAAGATTATTCCGTTGCAGTTGATAAACCTATTCATTACAAGCAATATGCATTTATTCAGTTAAATCATTCATTTACTGAGTTCTACTGTTTAGATGAGCTTTATCATAAAGAAAGCCGTTGGAATCCTAAAGCTAAGAATGGTAGTCATTACGGCATACCACAAGGTAGGAGTAAGTACCTGGCTAAGGTTGATGGATATAAGCAGATAGACTGGGGTATTAGATATAACATCAATAGACATGGTTCTATGTGTAAAGCATTAGATCACTTTAAGCGTAAAGGATGGCATTGAGTAAAGAAGCTTTAGGTAGTGGTAAGTGGAAGAAGATACGTATTACAGTGTTAGATCGTGATGGTTGGATATGCAGCTATTGTGGTGGTGTAGCTAATACTGTGGATCATATATTTCCTCGTGTAAAAGGCGGCGACACGTGGGCTTTGGACAATTTACAGAGCCTCTGCAAATCATGTAATAGCCGTAAAGGAGGGCGTTTTTTTAGCCACAAGGCGACCCCCCCTGTCTTTTTGAAACCTTCTCTCCCTGAGACCACCAGGACAGTGCCAGACTCACCATTTACTAAACCAGATACATTGGATTTCGATGCAGATTAATACCGAATCAAGCCAGAATAAACGAGGGGTCGGGCTAATTGGCAGTACCGAGCCTAGAATCCACACGCCGTTACTAAAATGTGCTACAAAATTGGAAGAAGTAGCACAATTAGCAAAGAAGATAGGTTTGCCGCTAATACCTTGGCAGCGCTGGGTACTTAATGATTTATTAAGTGTTGATGATGCTGATAACTGGAAGAAAAAAACAGCTCTATTGTTGGTAGCACGTCAAAATGGTAAGACACATCTAGCTCGCATGTTAATCCTTAGCCATTTATTCTTATGGGGTTCTAAGAATGTCTTGGGTATGTCATCTAATAGAAATATGGCATTAGATACCTTTAGGCAGGTTGCTTACACAATAGAAGATAATCAATTTTTGAAAGATCAGGTAAGACAGATACGTTTGGCTAACGGACAAGAATCTATCAGCTTACTTAATGGCGCAAGGTATGAGATTGCTGCAGCTACACGTGATGCACCCCGTGGTAAGACTGCAGATTTTCTATATTTAGACGAATTACGTGAATGGTCGGAAGAAGCCTTTACTGCTGCATTACCAGTAACACGTGCAAGACCTAACTCGATGACTTTAATGACAAGCAACGCTGGTGATGGATTTAGTACTGTGCTTAATGATTTGAAAGAACGCTGTTTATCATATCCGCCTGAGAATTTAGGTTATTACGAATATAGCGCACCGCAACACTGTAAAATTAATGATCGCAAAGCCTGGGCTATGGCTAACCCTGCATTGGGTCATTTAATCACTGAGCAGACATTAGAAGAATCTGTAAGTACCAACAGCATAGAAGCTACAAGAACGGAAATGCTTTGCCAATGGGTAGATTCAACTGTTAGCCCATGGGCTTATGGATCGATAGAAGCATGTAGTGATAGCACGCTAGAAATCCCTGTCGGCCCACAGACTATAATGGCCTTCGATATTGCACCGACCAGGCGATCTGGCGCTTTAGTTATGGGTCAGTTAAAAGACGGAAAGATAGCCGTAGGTTTAGCGCAATTATGGTATAGCGATATTGCAATAGATGAAGTTAAAATGGCAAGCGACATAAATGAATGGGCTAGAAAATACCATCCGTTCATGATTTGTTTTGATAAGTACGCAACGCAAACTATTGCCACAAAATTAGAGCAAAGCGGCTGGAGAATGCAAGACGTAAGCGGCCAGATGTTTTACCAGGCTTGCTCAGACCTGGCAGATGGTTTAGCCAATAACCGAGTAGTTCATTCTGGACAGGCTGATTTAGTACAGCATCTAAATAACTGTGCAGCTAAGACAAATGATGCTGGCTGGCGCATTATTAGGCGTAAATCGGCTGGCGATGTAACTGCAGCCATATCACTAGCCATGGTAGTTAGTCAATTAACAAAACCACAACAAACCGCACAAATTTATGTCTAACTTGCACCAATAGTCCGTTTTATGGTATAACATATACATATGGGTCTATTGTCTGCTTTGGGTATAACCAAAAAAACTGAAACTGTCCAAGCGCAATACGCCCCTGCCATTATGGACACAGCTTACGGCTATGGTTCATTTACAACAGGTGTTGGTAATTTTCCTGGTGGATTAGATCGTAATTATGCAATGCAAGTACCTGCAGTTGCACGTTGCAGAAATTTAATAGCTGGTGTAGTTTCCTACTTGCCATTGAAGCTTTACAAAAAGTCAAATGGTGAGGAACTGGGAAACCCTCTATGGATAGAGCAGCCAGACTATCGGCAACCACGATCCGTTACCATCAGTTGGACTGTCGATAGTTTGCTCTTCTATAATTGCGCTTATTGGCGTATTACGGAATTGTATGCCGACGATTTACGCCCATCACGTTTTGAATGGGTAGCAAACAATAGAGTTACATTTACAACAAATAAGTTTGGTACAGAAGTAGAAGAATATTTTGTAGATGGTGTAAGAGCGCCAATGTCAGGTGTTGGAAGTTTAATTACATTCCAAGGATTAAACGGCGGTGGAGTTTTACAAAATGCAGCTCGCACAATTCAAAGCGCTTTAGATTTAGAAAAAGCAGCAGCTGTAGCTGCACAAACTCCAATGCCAAGTGGTTACATTAAAAACACTGGCGCAGATTTGCCAGAAGCACAAGTATCTGGATTATTGGCACAATGGAAACAAAGTCGTCAAAATAGATCAACAGCGTATTTAACTTCTACATTGTCTTATGAAACTACTGGGTTTTCGCCTAAGGACATGATGTACAATGAAAGTATCCAATTTTTATCGACCCAAATTGCCCGTGCGATGAACGTACCTGCATACATGATAAGCGCAGATATGAATAACAGCATGACTTACCAAAACATTATTGATGGCCGTAAAGAGTTTGTAGCCTATTCACTACAACCATTTATTTGTGCTATTGAAGATCGTTTAAGCATGGATGACATTACTCCACGTGGCCATGTAGTTAAATTTGCAGTAGAAGAATCATTCTTAAGAGCTGACACAATGAAACGCCTAGAAGCAATAGAGAAAATGTTGGCTTTAGGTTTAATTGATGTGGAAGATGCTAAAGAAATGGAACAAATGACACCTAACGGAAGAGAAACAGAAGATGATACTTACATTCAGTAGCCAGGTAGAAGCTGCCGATACAGAGCGCAGAGTTATCGCTGGTAAGATCGTGCCATTCGAAGAAGTAGGCAATACTTCCGTTGGTAAGGTCGTATTTGCTAAAGGGTCAATAGAAATTGGCGATCCAGGCAAAGTAAAGATGCTTATGCAACATAGACCAGAAAAGCCAATAGGTCGTATGCAAAAATTTAACCAGGCAGAAGATGGCATTTATGCATCATTCAAAATTAGCTCATCTATGCAAGGCCAGGATGCTTTAATCCTTGCTGGCGAGCAATTAATCGACGGCCTATCTGTAGGCGTAGATGTAAACAAGTCAGTACAGAAAAAAGATTATTTATATGTAACTAGCGCAACTTTACGTGAAGTTAGCCTAGTTGAATCACCAGCGTTTAGCGCTGCACAAGTAACTAAAGTTGCTGCTAGTGAAAACGAAGCAGAGGACACAAACCAAACAACAGAAAGCGAGGCTCCTGTGGAAGATTTAGCAACAGCGCCACAAGAAGCAAAGGCAGAGGCTGCTACTCCTACAGTAGAAGCTGCTCGCCCAGTAATTACAGCACCATTAATTCAAACACGTGTGCGTACACCTATCGATTCGATGGCAAAGTACACAGAGCACAAAATCAAGGCAGCACTAGGTAATGATGATTCAAAATTATTTATTGCCGCAGCTGATGATTTTGCTACAAACGGAATTGGATTTAATCCAACACAATATTTAACAGAGTTTGTAACTAATACACGTTTTAGCACACCTGCACTAGATGCCTGCAGTCAAGGCACCTTGCCGCAAAGTGGTCTTACTATTTCAGTACCATCTTTGGTTACTTCCGCTGGTGGTGGAACTGGCGTAGCTCCAACAGTTACAGTAGAAGCAGAAGGTGGAGCCGTTTCAAATACAGATATGGTCAGCCAATACTTGACTGGTACTGTATCTAAGTACAGCGGTATGAACACACTATCTGTTGAGTTGTTAGAGCGTTCAGACCCAAGTTTCTATGCTGAATTAACACAGCAATTAGAAAATGCGTATCTACAAAGACTTGATACCACAGTTTTAGCTGCTTTAATTTCCGCAGGTCAATATTCATCAGGATGCGATGCAGATTCAGCTGGTATTATTGAGTTTGCTAGCGATGCAGCCCGTAAGGTTTATACAGCTACTGGCTACTTTGCAAATAATTATATTGCTAACCCATCACAGTGGCAATTACTTCTACAAGCAACAGATAACACTGGTCGTCCAATTTACTCAGCATCACAACCAATGAATGCAGGTGGAGCAGTAGCACCTACTTCAATCCGTGGCAACGTACTAGGACTTGATCTATATGTAGATAAGAACTTCGCAGCTACAACTACTATCGATGATTCTGCTGTAATCCTTGCACCAGAAGCATTTACTGTATATCGCTCACCACAGGCATTTATGTCTGTTAACGTAGTATCAAATCTACAAGTACAGGTTGCAATTTATGGTTATATGGCCACTATTGCAAAAATGCCTAACGGCATTGTTAAGTTCAACCTTAACTAAAAACAAATCAGTAATCTCTGGGGTTTAGTAGCCCTAGCCCCAGAGAGCTATTAGCAAAGGAGTAGAGATGCCAGCCACGTTTGTTACAACAGCGGAATTGCGAGCGAATCTCGGAATTGGGTCTCTCTACTCTGATGCAACAGTAGAAGAATGTTGTCAATCGGCAGAAGACCTGATTAGCGAATACTTATGGCACAATGATGCCCCAGTAGTAGGCACAGCATTACAAGATAACGTGGCAACACTTATGCTGGCTAATCCAAACGCATTTGTAACAGGTCAACAAATAGTAGTAAGCGCTTGTGGTTCAACATTTAATGGCACTTACACAATAACTGGCACAATACCGCCAAGCACAGGCACTACTAATTTAATTCCAGTATTTATGTATCAATATGGCCAAGCCAATTACCCTAATGGTTATTCATTTGTGCAATATGCAAAAACAGCAGCTAATCAAAATTTTCATAAAGTAGTACCTTATGGCAACGCAAGAGGCCCAGAACACAAGACCCAATCTTATGCGAGCACCCCTGCAATACGAGAAGCTGCGATGATAATTGCAGTGGACATCTGGCAAGCAAGACAAGTGAGCCAGACTGGTGGGGTAGGCATGGATGGGATCAGTGCCAGCCCTTATCGGATGGGTTATCAGCTGATTAACCGAGTGCGTGGTCTCATCCAGCCGTATTCAAGTCCAGCATCACTGGTAGGCTAATGGCTGCCGTAACTACACTCCGTGGCACACTTGCAACAGCTTTAACTAACGCAGGTGTCTGGTCAGTATTCTCATACCCACCAGCTACATTATTGGCTAACAGCGTAGTAGTTACACCTAGCGATCCGTATTTAGTGCCAAGCAATAACACACAGATAACATTATCACCACTGGCTAATTTTAGAATTTTAATGGCAGTACCAGCATTTGACAATCAAGGCAACCTAAAAGGTATGGAAGATTTTATAGTAGCAGTAGTAACTAAATTAGCAGCATCATCTTTAGTTATGAACATATCAAGTGTCTCCGCTCCAGCTATAACAAGTGCGGCAAGTGGAGATTTATTAACATCGGAAATAACAGTATCAATCCTAACGAGCTGGAGTTAAAATGAGTACACACGAAGAAGACTTAGCCTTTCTAAAAAAGATAGGCCAAATTAAAGACGCACCAAAACCAACTGCACAAACTAAGAAAGACGAGGAATAAGTATGGCCATATATCTAAATAATAACGTAGGTGTTAAGTTGGCTACCAATGCTGCGCCTACTACACCATCAATCGATATTAGCGCTTACGTAACAAGCGCAGTAATTAACAAGGTGGTAGATGAGTTAGAAATTACAGCTATGGGCGATACAGCCCATAAGTACGTGGCTGGATTAGAAAACTCAACATTTAC